CAACTTTCGACAAAAACCTGTTGGAGGTTGGTTTGGCGCTTGTATCAATGAGGCATTTCATAGATTCGAACTTCGGTACTTCTGACAAAAGTGTTTTTATCAGATACGCACTTCCTGCTGACTGTGATTCTCCTCCTGGTGTCTCCTTCGGCGATTCACTCATAGATTTCTGTGAGGTCGATGATGGGGACGGCAGTCGGATTTTCTTGGGAGTTCTACTCCGGGATTGCTTTCCAACGGAACGCGATCCTGACTTCTTCGAGGAGCGTGACCGGCCTCGACGCGATGTCTTAGATCGTTGTGATCGTGTAGATTTCGCACGGGATTCAGTCGCACTCTCCTTTTCAGATGGAGCAGGTGTTTGATCAGGAGACTGGCTTCGGGATTTTGAATGCGCGGACGTTTCGCTTTCATGATCCGTACTGGAGCGTGATTTCTGATCGCCCCTCTCAGCCTCGGATGTTTTAAACTCCTCAATATCTTCACGGAGCGCTTGGTCAGCATGACCAGGACTATGGGAGCGCTTCTTCCCCGGCTTAGCTGCATGACTGGGCTGGGATTGCTTCAGTTTTGCGAGCTCAGCTGCCCTGATTTCGGCGGAATCAAGTCCATCAGAATGGACACTCGGAACTGGCGGCGTGTCACGAAGGTCGCCATCAGATGTGGACGATCTTCGGCCATAACCACGCTCATCCTGACTTGGTTCGAACGTTGAGTCACCACTCTCGGATGATTGTGATGATTCATCGTCCCACATGTTCGCAGATATCGCCGGTTTTGCAGCCTCCTTCTTTCTCGGCTTGTCTTTGTTGGGTCCGGTCGATTGCGGATTCAGGGTGTTGTATTGGTCATGGTAGAATTGGTTCCGCGCCTTGATATGCTTCGAGAGGTTGGAGTTACGAACAATTAGCCAGTTGAGCAATAGCTGTTGCCGTTTTTCAAGTTCTTCAGCTTCAAGAGGCCTCCATTTGAGTCCTCCAAACCTTCTCTCTTTTCTCACCTTACGACCTGCTGAGTCAGTTTTAGCGCGTTTCGGATTCTCAACAAAAATCAATTCCCATGCGGACATGGTTTGTGACTTCTGCTTGGGAAACTCCGCTCCATCGCCATATTCCTCGCGCGTAGGCATGCATTGCATCGAAAGATCAGATTCAAGTGAATACTTGGTTCTCTTCCATGCTTTTGCCATGCCCGGCTTCCAGATTGGTGCTTGGTCCTTGATGCGTTTCAGACCTCCCGATGGAACAGCGAAGTCAAACCCAACAAAGGGGTTAACTGCGCCGAACAGGTAAAGGGCTGTTAGCTTCCGGTCCTGACCACGTAAGCGTTGTGGGACAACACAACGGTTTTGCTTCAATTGATCAATGTCAGGATACAGACTTGCTGCATCCGAACCTTCAAACAGGCCATGCCATTCCAGTGGGAATCGCATGAAATGCGTTTTCTCCTGCTTGAATTGATGAAACGCTACACGTTGCATTGCTCGTGAGTAGAAATAGTTAACGGTCTCCTTGGATCGTCGAAGGAATTCGAA